ATGGCAATATTTGACTGAGCCGCGTCAATATCATCAACTTTGAATGAAAAAGATTTCGCTTTGTCGATTAACAAAGTGATTTTTTCGTCAATAATGTCTTGATACTGAATATCTTGGTTCACTGAATAGTCAGTGATAGCAACAGTCGGACGGTTACGAATCTCAACTTGTGACCCTTGACCTTTAATTTCACCTTCCCATTTAGAGTTAGTGATGTCAAACAGACAGGTTTGAGCGTAATACTTTGCATTCAGTTTTTGAGACCAAATAGCGGGTGCAAAATTACCGTTAGGTAAGTTGTTACCAGTTCTTGCTACGTTAGTAGGCATTGTCTTTTCCTTTCTGTCATCACGACAGTAATTAAATTAGTGCGCTCCATCTATAGCCTTATGGCTATACCAAGTAACACGCTCACTTGGCGGGAATAAAAAGGTTCTTTTGTCTCACGACGATAGTTAAATCATTTAAATCACATCACCACGAGCTAACGCCGCATCAATCGCCTTTTCGTTACGCGCAAATTCAGCGGGTGACATTTTGGCAATCTCGGCATTTGTAAAAGTTCGTTTACCCGATGATGGTTCTTTGGATTGCTTTTGAATCGTTGGTGAATCGGCATTTCTAGCCGCTTCTAACTTATCATTGCGTGAAGTCGATGGCTTTTTAGTGTCGGTAGCGCGTGGTACGTCTGCGCGGAACAGGTTTAAGCCTTTAATCACTGACTGAGCATTGCTGGATGTTAATAACGCCCTAACATCTTCTGGTTGCTGAGACCACCATTCGCTATACGCTGGGTCTTCTGCTAATCCGTCTACATCGCCGTGCTTGTCTTTAATTTCATTCCAGTAACTTTGATGAGCTGTTTTATTGTCTTGTTCTTGAACTCTGTCTGTAGTGGTCTTAACCCCTGCTAACTCGGTTTCAAGTTTAGCCACTTTATTAACCAGTTCTTTATTCTGCTTAATAATTAATGGCAAATCATCAATGGCTTTGTCAAAATCATAGTCATCACTATTATTGTCCGTGCTTTTATCATCATCACTATTCAATGCTTCTTCAAGCATGGATTGCAATTCTTCATTTTCAGACTTTAAAGTTTCATTTGATTTGCGTAATTCTGCCGCTTCCTGTTGCGCTTTATTCATTGCAACAACAGCGGATTTATAACGTGATTCTGATACCATTGGCTCAGAGTCTTCATTATCTTTTTGCGGTTCGTTTTCAGTTTCTGGTGTACTTTGCTCAAGCTCCTCTGCTTCTTCGTTATCGCTATTATCTGATGCTGTACCTTCTTCGGGGGCATCTTCCTGTGGCTCTACTTCGCCTTGCAAGCTATCACCATACATGGCTTTTAGTTGCGCGTTAGCATCGTCATCAAGTGATTGATAATGTTTATCTGTTTGTTGGGTCATTCTATATTTATCCATCTAAGTGTTTGCGTGTCTCTCGACATGGGCAGGGTATTTCAACCTTGGTTCTGCTGGTAATTAAACATGGTTTAATTTATGTTTATATAATACCATAAATATGCAATGTCAATACTTTATTTTTCTAATAACTCCTCTGCGCTATTTCGTATTGATAATATTGTGCGAATTTGAATTATCGCGCCTCTTACGATATACAATCTATCAGCACTGCAATTCTCTAACTCATATTGATATGCGCGTAATTGCTCATTTAAAACTTCCTCTAATGCTTGCCAGTTGTTTGATGATGTTAGTGCGTAGATTTTATCGGCTTGTTGTTTAGTCATTAGCTCAATCCCTCATTAGCCACGGTTTCTATGCCATCTTGCCCTTGCCCAATATCCATACCTTGTACTGCATCTGGCTCTGGTGTATAGGAATCACTGCCAACCGGTAACGCTGGGTCTTGTGGACTGGTATTAGTAGCAATCGGTGGTAATTGTTCAGGCTGTTGTTGTGGTATTGACTGAGTAGCAGCGGGTAATGTTGCCAATGGCGTACCATTAACATCAATCTTGCCGTTTGAGTCTTCAATGCTTTGTGCGATAGCAACAATATCGGGAGCTAACATTTGAGCTTCTTTGAGCTTTGTAGCCACTTCAATAGCGGTAAAGTCCGTTTTAGTGCTGGTGTTAATGCGTTCAGCCTTGACTTTTTCAGTGGTTTCTTTTTGAGTCAACACTTCTTCCTTAACCTTTTCAGCGTTTACCTGTTCGGTGATTGCCTGAGCTTCATATAACTTAGCTCTCGCTTCGTCGGCAACATTGTTTTGTGGTGGTTGTGGATGCTGGTCTTCTGGTAGCATTTCAGGTACGGCTTTCTCTGCGTCAATATCCATATTTTTGGCAATCTCTGTAGCTAAGTAACGAACATCAGTAAATTTAGCCACCAGTGCGTTAGATGACGCTATGTTAAGGAATTGCATAAGTGATTGTACCTTGGCTTCTTTGGCTATCAATGAAGATGAGCCAAGCACTTGAATTTCCATGTCGCCAGATTTTAATTCCTCTTTGTCCGACCATTGCATATTCCAATCATAAAGACTTTGAATGAAAGGTTTAATTAAGCCATCCTCAAGGTTTTTAATAACCTGTTTGATAGGTATTGCCGCCTGCCCTAACTGCATAGACAATCCTTTAGCGGTTTGGTTTACTTCGCCTGAATTGTCGCCATAAGTGTACGCGGGTAACGATGTTTCGTCATCTGCATAACCTTTGAACAGTTGAATCATTTCCATTAATGCGCCTGTTGGAACATTAGGCTGAAAGAACCTTACTGCTGGTTCTCCTTGGTCGCCCTTATCCCTGAGCCATATCTGCCCAGCTTTCATAACCTTCGGGTCTTGACCGTCTTTAAGCATCAGTGTATTAACCTCTGCCATTGGGATTGCAGACATAGCCATACCGTCCAACATAATGCGAACGCTGCCATTTACAACGGCTTGCGTGTGTCTCATCATGCGAGTAGGTGGAACACCCCAGAATTGATATGGAACTTTTGAGTAAATGAAAAAGTTGTATGGAATACGCTGCTTAGCCATTGGCATAACCTTAGCCAATAAGGTGACACCTGAACACGTCCAGACATTGCACCACGCGCTCTCTGTCTCGCTAACGCCCTCAACACCTGCCAATGTCAATAATCGACCTGATACCTGCCCCCAGTATTCTAGTACGTCATACATTTCAGCCTGTGCCGCTGTGGTGTCGGTAATTTTAGCAATGTTTCTGCGGTCTACCTCATGATAAAGCGGTATATGATTGCCTTTGTCGGTACGCTCTAAAATCTCGTTGATTTTATCGGTATCAAATTGCGGATTATCTTTGAGCGCAATAAATTGAGTTCGATTAAGAATATGCCGCTCATAAATACCGCTCATGTTCTCAACGCTTGAAGCGTAAGGGTCTGGGTATAAATCAAAGCAAGAAACAATTGCGCCTTTCGGTGCTGGAATTTCCTCTTTTACAACAATCCAATCTTCGCTTAAACCATCTTCTGATACTTGCTTACTCCAGCGCGTTATCTGCTTGACACTTGGGGTAATGCCTTTTACACAACCCGTACCAATGATACACGCTTCAAGAATGGCAGATTTAGCAGAGCATTCGTAGTCAATATCAATCAACTGGTCGTCAACCTCTTTCTGCATTGCATCAGCTTTTATCTGGCTTTGCTCAAAAGTGTCTTGTACGCTTAATCCATCATTTTCTGGAATAGTGGTTGGAGAGAACGTCCAGTGCCGCGCGGTAGTTTGAAACATCAAATCACTAATACGCGCATAAGCTGCCATTGCCTTAGTGCGCGTCAGTCCGATGTAAATATGACTGTGAAATTTTGATAACCCCGCAACATCAGCATCGTTTATCTGATTGAATGCGCGTAAGTCTTTCAACCATTCTTCTTCAATGTTGCGTTTTGCTTGAAACCATTGTTGCCAACGCTTCTGTAAAGTCTGTCCCAGTTGGTCATCGTCTGGAACAGTGATATTGTTTTGTAGTGCCTGTGGTGGGCTTGTATCAAGCTCTAAACCGATGTCTTTCATCTTTTATTCCAGCTTTGGGATTAATTGTCGTCTCGACAATTTATGTATTGTTTAGCGATAAGTTCGCTTGCTTTTTGTTTTTATCAAAAGAATTTTACCAGCTATTCTTTCTGCGTACTTAGTAATATCTTCTAAAATCCAGCTATCAATAAAATTACTGGCTTCCTTGGCGTTTTTACTGCACGCATTATCAATTTCTTTATCACTCATCATCTACCTCAATTACTATATTATTTCCATCATCATTGCTAACGGTAGAATAAATATCATTAATTTCAAAAAAGTTCTGTTTAGACTCTATCCAAATTTCAACGTCAATATCACCGCAATTGCTAATGAAAAAATTTAAACGCTCTATAACTTTACTTGCCAACATATAAAAGTCCTAATTTAAATAAATCGTAGTCCGTAAAATGCGATAGCATATGACATTACGCGATCATCATGCGTTTTGCGCTGAGCTCCGTAGCTACCATCATCATTAATAATGTAACTCTGGCATTCCTTTATCACTTCTTTGTCGCATATTCCATGTGTACCATCGCGTAGTGCCGCGCTTAGTGTATCAATAATCAGTGGCTTAGTTCTGCGTGTCGTCAACCAGCCAACTCTTGTTTGCTCTTTGCTGTCCGTGTAACCGTCATCAACTGACTTCTGCACATACAAATACGGGTAATACGAATCACGAATCACTGTAGCCGTTAGCAATCCGTGATTGTTACATTCTGGAATTAGCAACGCTGAATTGTACATATTACCCAGTGCTATTAATAGTTTACCAAACAAATCAGGGGCTATGTGACCGTGATACTGTGCTACTTGATACCCTTGCTTATCTAACACCGTTGCGGTTGAGTAGTCGCCATCTATAAGCCCTTCGGCGACATCTGCTCCTATGACGTATCGCATACCAGCCTTAGGTTCGCTCCATACTTTAAGATAACCGTCTTTCCGTACAACAAACTTACCGTTTTCAAGCACCATTTGTTTGATTGGGTTGTAGCACTCTAGCAGGGCTTTTGCCATTGCGTCTTTGTCAAAGACTGTGCGGTGTCGTAACGATACAAATTCACCCTCTAAATACAATTTTGCCAAATCTTTGTTGTAGTTTTTAAGGATGTTATCAATGTAGTCTGGTGGTAAAAAAGGATTTGAATAGGTTGATGCTTTGATTAACTCGTAATCATCTTGTAGTTCACCACCCCATTTTGCAAATACAAAGCCTAGTTGTCCTTGGTCAGGGGTAGTGACACACCCTACCGTGTTTCCATGCTCATGACTACATTTCTGTCTATTCCGCTCCACGACTTTTCGCCACACATATTCCGCTTTATCTGCTGGCAATGTATCAAGCTCATCAACTACCGAATGAGCTACCTCATAAGCCACAATACGTTCTGGACTATCATAACTTCTGAAAATGACATTTCCATAGCCAATCATTGTTACCGTGTATTCAGATTTATTAATAGTGTATTCAATACCAAACAATTCTAAATCTCGCGCCAAACCAACGATGCCGCGTAATTTAATAAGGTCGTAAGTTGGGAAGTAGTACGCACAACTAATACCTACATCCTCTGTCATTAGCTTAATAACTCTGTATGTTCCGCCTTGCGATTTCCCAGATCCCAATCCTCCAATCATCGCGGGGAACTTAGACCGTGAAAATATAAAGCGGTGTTGAGGGTCAGTTAGCTTTATCGTTTCTTCCACTGATTACCTCAAATGTGATTTTCTTTGAAGCTGGTTTTTCGTCGGCATCACCATTAGCATTATCATTGATACCATAGTTTCTACGACGCATATTAAAAACCTTGTCACGAGACTCAATAAGGGTTTTATTTATACGCGCTTTCTTCTCTAAGTCTTCTTCGCTGTCTGGGTCATTAGCAATTGTTTCAAGCTGTTTTTCGAGTAGTTTACATATCCGCGTTAGTCGCTTAACATCTTCTCGTTCTTCGAGAATTACCGTTGCTTGGATGTTTGCTGCGTTTTCTATAACTTCTCGTTCTGTTAATCGCAGGTTCGTACGAGCCTCGTAGCTTGATTCTCGTAGCTTACTTTCTGCCGCTAATTTAACTTTTGCACTGAGGTCTTTTTTCCAATCAAATCTTTTTGCCCTGCCTCTTACTGCGCCTTCTGAAATACCAAAAGAAGTCGCTATTTCAACATTTGACTTTATCCCTAAAGAATACTCTTGCTCTACTTTACCCCAATCAACATCCTTTGGTTTAGCCGCCATTACAAAAAATCCCTCTCAGTTACCCAGTCTTTACCGTCATGAACCATACAGCCATCAATGACCGTGTATTTAGACTCAATTCCGTTATCGCTAAAACGATACGCGCACATCTCTGAGTCAACCCATAGGCTGAATACCAGTACCATAATGGCTATGACAATAAAAGCTATTTTCCAGTCAAACATAATTCAACAATCCTGTC